CTACCCAAAAACAACACCCGTGATATTCTGGTCATTGTCAATTTTTATTTCTTTAATGACCGAACGCCAAAGCGTGCGTTTTTCTTCACGGGTCAAAGTATCATAAATGGTTCTAAAGCTATTATCAAGAAGCCTGCGCACAGCTGCAAAGTCTGGCGGCGCTTCCTGCGCTGGTTCCGGTATCTGGTTCAGTGCAGAAACATATATTTGATAGTCCTTTTTATAGTCTTCAATGTCGATAAGGTCATTCACATACAGTTCTTTTAGTTTGGTCAGCTTCCGTTTCAATGCGGCTTTGTCGGTCCGGGCAACGGACGCTTTCTTTTTGGCTGCTTCCACGTCCCATTCAAGCTGGCAGCGTTCCAGTTCTTCCCCTAAGTGTTCAAACAGCCATTGTTCCACGACGTCTTCACGGGCTGAATGATTATGAGAGCAGCGCCCACGCTGGAAATGCTGGTTGCAGCGGTAATAAAAATAATCACTGGATTTATACCCAACAAGTTTGTGCCCACATTCAGCACAAGTCAGAATGGAAGTGAAAATATAAACCTTGCCAGATGGAGCAGAACGCACGTTGCGTGTCAGAAGTGCTTGCACACGGTCAAACTGCTGTCTGTCTATGATTGCCGGGCAGAATTGGTCATTATATCTGCCACCCCGGTCATACACGCCAGTGTACAGCTTTTCTTTCAGCATACGCCGAAATGTGGCGTCACACCAGTTCACGCCGTATGTTTCCCGGACATAACGAACAGTAGCCCGCTGGGAAACTGTGTTTTCAAAATAATTAAAAGCGTCTTGCACAATGGCTGCGTCTTCCGGTACGACTTCCAGCCGCTTTTCTTCATTCACACGGAAGCCGAACGGAGCAGAACCGGAAACAACGGTGCCGTGTGCAATCTTGCTGTCAAACACCACGTCTATTCTTTCACCGTCTATGTCGGCTTCATTCTGCGCAATGGACAGCTTCACATTGATATACAGACGCCCGTTTGCGGTTGTCGTGTCGTACTCTTCATCAGTGGTCTTCCAGTCGCAGTTGTGCGCCTGCAATATTTCCATGACTTTGTAATAATCAGCAACGGAACGAAACCAGCGGTCAAGGCGGGCAAAAAGCAAAATGTCCACTTCATCACGCTTCACGCTGTCCATCATGCGTTGAAATTCAGTTCTTTTGTGAATGTTCTTTCTGGCGGTCTTTGCGGCGTCAATATAAATTCCAACAATGACCCAGCCACGTTCCCTTGCGTATGCTTCCAGCCGTTCTTGCTGGGCTTCCAGCGACAAGCCTTTTATCTTTTGTTCTTCACCGGAAACCCTTATATATAGAGCAACCCGGACAAGCGCCGGGGCAATTTCCTTGTTTCTCATAATATCACCACAATTCTTGTCAATTTCCTTTTATTTCCCGTCATGCCGTGATAATATAATAAATGCAGACGGTATGTTGCATCTGGTATGATATATCTTTGCACCGCACCCGGAGTGTTCCCAGCACTGCGGGTGTTTTTATTGCCGATTTTTAACAGTAGTTGCAAGCCTGCCAGACCTTTATAATTGAAAAGCGCCCAGCTTTTCCGATAAAAGAAAGGTCGTGGGAGATAATGAAAAAGAAATACATATATCATAGCAACCATAATATATTTGCTATTTATTACAGCAGCAACAACACAATGTATATCAATCTTAACTTCACAGGAACGACACAACTAATCATTAAAAAGTAAAGCGGGACCGCTGGGCGTCCCTTTAGGGGGACTACCCAACGTCACTATTGCCGCCGTTGTCAACTGGCGGGAATTGCTTTTCTAACTCTTCCGGTGTGTCCGGTACGTCGTCATACAACGGCTTTTCTTCCGGCACGTCTTCTGTGTCTGCAACGTCTATGTATTTTTCAATCATACGCCGCAGCGCTTCCCAGTCTGCTTCATCAAAAAGCGCAAACGTCTTGAAAATGTTCTTTGCAAATTCATTCTGCCCGGTCATTACCCGGTCAATAAGTGCGCTGTATTCAGCTTCATTGCTGGCGTACATATCACCAGTGCCATTCAGCAGCCATTCTTCACTGATATTAAATTCACTACATATCAATTTATATAATGACAATTTCTGGTCCGGTCTGGCAAGCACGTTCAATTCAATATTATTGATAACAGAACGGCTGACGCCCAGACGTTCACCGAAAGCAGTCTGGGACATTTTCAAGTGTTTCTTTCTTAATTCCTTTATGCGTTCGTGGATTTCCATTGAATAGATACCCCCTTTCTGTGAATTTGTGATTTCAGTATAAATCTACAAAATGAATTAGTCAAGGCAAAATAACAAAATAATTTCAAAATATGCCTTGACAAATGCAAAACAAAGATATAAAATGACTGTATCAAGGCAAGAGAAAAACAGAAATTGCCTTGAAAAGAGCAAAAAGAAGCTGGCGCAGAAAACCACGCCAGCCCAGAAAAAGCAACAGCTTATTTACTTAAAAGAGCATTGACAATCTTGTTGAATTTTTCAATAGAAATTGCACCACTGAAATATAGTTCTTTGAAACGGTCTATTTCAGCTGGCAGACTTTCTTTGAAAGCCTTTGCAGCCTTACGGCTTGGCTTTGGCAGGTCTTCAAGATAGCCGAGTTCAGAAGCCAGCTTGTAAATATGCTTACAAGGAAGCTGGCGTGCTTCAAAGTCGTGGCAAGTACAGCTATTCAAAGTTACATCATAAACGCCGTCACGTCCGACAATTTCAGCAGCTTGCTTTTCTGGAAAAACGGTGACGTTTTCGGGTTTGATACGCTGCATAAAAGCAATACGCTTGATTTGCTCATAATCATTATGCACGTTTTCGTCCCAGTTACCAAAATTCACAATAACACCCCCTTTGCTATAAGTTAGCAGCCCGGCACGGCTACAACAACATTATAACAAAGGAACGGGGAGAAGAAAACAACAAAGAACGGAGGTGGCAGCAGATGGCAAAGAGATTTTCATACAATCACTTTTTCCGCTACGTTTTAGCAATTTTCCCACGCTTGCAGTACACGGAGTTTGGAAGCGCACCAGACCCGGAACACCTGCAAGACATGAGAAAATATGTTGCTATCTGGTTCAGCTGGCTTGGTCATACATTCTGGCGCAAGGTTTACTTGCTGGACCCGGAAGACCGCAACTTTTGAAGAAAACAATAACACAGAAAAGGAGGAAACGAGCATGGCAGCAGTTGCAATGGAAGATAAGAAAAAAGAAATGATTGAGAAGACCGCACAGGAGTTCCAGAAGCTAAACGGTGACAATCAGATGTTCATTTTGGGTTATATGCTGGGTATTCAGCAGGAACGCCAGAGAACCACACCGCAGCCACAGACGGCATAGGAGGTGGCAGGAATGGAAGTGCAAGGAACATTCAATGCCCAGCGCTTCTTTGACACTTTGGCAATGATTATTTCACAGCGGGAGGGCGTAAAAGTCACCGTGACTGTGAAGCAGCCGGAGCCGGAAGAGAAAAAGCAGCGGTCAGCATAGGCGCTGGGCGAAAAGCAAAGGTTTTTCAATAGTCAAAATGTGAATAGTAGCGAAAAGCTATTCAAGATAAAACATACCAGATACAAGGAGGAAAAGCGCAAATGAAAGAATTTGTGAAGAAAAAAGCGGTCATTGTCAAAGACAGACTGGGACTGCCAAACTACATGACCATGTTTTACATGGAGCCGGGGACGTACAACCCGGAGGACGTGCCGGAAATGTTCAAAATCAGAAACAAGATTGTTCCGGCAATTCTGATTTCACAGTACCACAATACAACCATTAAGAGTTTAGGCGGTGACGTTGCAGTGTCCCTGCCGTACCAGCAGCCACGCCACACAATCACACTTGATGAAGCGGCGGCAGCCTGCGCCAGAAAGGGTGAGGGCTGGCACCTTATGACAAACACGGAATTTGTCTATCTGCTGCATGAAGCAGAAGAACTGGGGCACACAATCGGCGGCAACACCAATTATGGAGCGAACGTAGAGAACCCGGACGAAAAGGGCGTGAATTATGACAGAGGACGCACACTGACCGGACTTGACCCGCTTACATGGTCCCATGACGGAACCGCAGGCGGCGTGTTCGGACTTTGCGGCAATTTCTATGAATGGGTAACGGGCTTGCGCCTGCACTACGGCGTTATTGAGTATACAAAGAACAATGACGCAGCAGTGGACGGCTACACGACAGAAGCCCCAGACTGGCAGGTTGCGACAGTAAACGGAAAGCCGCTGCGATTATATGGCAACGACGGCGTGACACTTTCAACCAAAGAAGACGTTGAAGTGGCATGGGACGGCTGCCATATTAAGGACTTGCAGCTGGAAGAACTGGAAGAAATGCCGGAAATTGCGTACAAGCTGGGAATTGTACCGCATGACTGGAAGAACGAAACAGCCGGAATATGGGCAGACAACGAACTTGAAGAAGCCGTGCCTATCCGGGGTTCGGGTTTCCACGGCACTTCCTACGGTGGCGCTGGTGCGCTGGGCTTGAGCCACGCCCGTTCTTTCGTCAACGGCAGCGTTTCGCTCCGTTCCGCTTTGTTTTTGGAAAGCTGGGAACTGGTAACTGATTTACTGAAAGCGAGTGCGGCAGCACACGCAGGAGGGCAGGAAGAATGAGTTTAGATAACTTTCCTTATGTAGCCGGACAGCCAGCGGAGATTTACCACAACGGAAAATGGCACCGTGGCAAGATTTATCCGGGGTACAGATTTCAAGACGGAATAGTGACAGTCCAGACGGAAGACGGGAAGAAAATCTGGTGCGGTGAGAGCCGCAAAGAGTTGTACAGAGCATTATAAAAAGGCAACGCAAAAAGCCTTTGAAGATGTGCCGCAAACACAAAATCAAAGGCTTTTCAAAAGTCAATATGTTAATAATTCAATACATGTTTATTATACCATATTGGCGGTTACAAGTCAAACATTTTAGGGCTGGAAAGTCCTTGAAAATAGCGGGTTTTGTCCCCGCTAAACGGGCTTGTATGGGGTATTAACATTCCTACGAAATATATAAATTTATATATACGCTGTATGGATAATAAACAGGATTGATGGAGGATAGAACCACCCCACTTCTGGTGTACCCTTATACGCTGAAAAAGGTATCAGACAGAAAAGGAAGTGCAGTGGTGTTTATCAGAGAGAAGAAGACAGACTGTGCCAATTATAGAGAGGTGGACATAATACCACGAACAGAAGCAGCAGAGCAGGCAGCCAGAGGGAAGAGGGGCAAGAAAAGGAAAGCCAATGCCCCAAAGCAAAAAGACCTTAACGACAAGAACGCCAAACGCTATCTGGTACAGTTGGGCAATGGCAATTTCAGAATAGGGGACCTGCACACGTCCTGCACATACAGTGAAGAGAACCTGCCGGGCACAGTAGAAGAAGCAGAAAACATTGTGACAAACTACCTGCGGCGCATAGCATACCGCAGAAAGAAACTGGGGCTTGACCCTTTGAAATACATACTTGTCACGGAATACAAATACAGCAAGGACGGGCAGTGCCTAAAGCGTATACATCACCACATCATCATGAATGGTGGGCTTGACCGTGACGACGTGGAACTAATGTGGACAAAAGACCGTATCAACTGGAAGAAGACCAGTGACCCGGAATACAGAGCCAGTATAAAACAGCTGGGCTGGGTAAATGCAGACAGACTGCAAATGAATGAAAACGGAATAGAGGGACTTTGCAAGTATATTGTCAAGGACCCGCAGGGAAAGAAACGCTATTCCAGCAGCAGAAACCTTGACCGCCCGGAAACAACCAGAGAGGACGGAGGGGAGAAACAGCAGCGTGACCAGAACCACTGGAAGTACAGCCGAAATCTGAACGCACCGGAAGAAAAGTGCAATGATTTTAAGTACAGCAAAAGGAAAGTGGAACAGCTGGCAAAGTCACCGGACGCAGGGCTGGAAGAGTTCAGAAAGATATATAGCAATTACAACATTGTGTCATGCGAAGCGGTCTTTTATGAACAGACCGGGTGGCATATTTACTTGAAAATGTGGAAAAAAGAGCCAAAAAAGGCAGGACAAGGAGGAAAACGAAGTGGGAACAGGAAGAAAAACAAGGCTGCGCCGGATATTAAGGCGCAAGAGGGTAAAAAGAGCAATTAAGGCATACGGAAATTACATTGCAGCAGGTGTGCTGGTATTTGTTGTGTGCGTGGCTGTGGTAGGCGCAGCAGTAAAGCCAACAGCAAGCACGCTGCCGAAGAATACACCAGAGCCAGTACGGAACGCACAGACGACGGAAAACACCACAGGAGAAGCGGAAGCGTACCCGTTCAACCTTATGTCATTTGACTGGGACGGGGAAGCACTGGACGGCTGGACACGTTATGAAGTGCCGGAGGACTACGCAGACAACGGCGGGTATTTACCGGAATGTATGCAGCAGTACACATACATAATCTGCAAGCAGTATGGCGTTGAATACACGCTGGTGCTGGCAATTATTGAGATAGAAAGCGGGTACAGATGGGACGCCAGCTGCAAAGAGGGTTCAACCGGATATATGCAGGTATTACCGAAGTGGCACAAAGAACGTATGCGCAGGCTGAATGTCGATAATGTGGAAAACCCATATTTCAACGTGCTTGTCGGTGTAGATTATCTGGCAGAACTACAAGAGAGGTTCGACACAGAAGCAGAAGTGCTGACGGCTTACAACTACGGCGTCACTGGTGCCTATGAACACGTATGGAACAAGGGATTGACAGAAACAGAGTATTCAAGAGAGGTGCAGCAGGCGAAAGAAAGAATTGAAAGAAGAATGAGGGGTGAATGGTGATGGAAAATGAAATCAGACTGGGTGACATTATGGACAAGCTGACGCCCAGTGACAGAGTGGTGATATATAACGCAGCCAGACAGGTTGTATACCGTGGATATGCTGCAAACGCAGTGCATGGAACATTGAACCCGCAGCGACGCATTAAGAAAATGGGACTGGGTATGGAAACATACAGAGCCACTGAACAAATGTGGGACTGGGCGAAAACAGACAGCCTGCCGGAGCAGGTGCCAGTTGAGCAATTCACACAATACCGGGTGGAAGACCTGCAACACATTCTGTATATCAGAATTGAACTAAAGAGCGAGTTTGAGAGGTAACGGGCATGAAGTGCAAATGGTGTGGCGCAGAAGTTGAACTGGGCAAGCGGTGTGAATACTGCGGGTCAATAGCAGAACCGTTCTACTACGGCGTAAATCCAGAGAAAAAGGAGCAGGAGCCACAGAAAGAAACGGAATACACAGTGCAAAAGGGTGACAATCTTTGGGAAATAGCATGGAGATTTTACGGAAAAGGCGCTGCCTGCTATGCGCTGGCACGTAGAAACGGCATTAAGAACCCGGATTTGATATATCCGGGGCAAGTATTGAAGATTTAGGAGGAAAAGAGCATGAAGCAGCAATGGGAACCACCAGAACTGGAAGAAATGCCAATAGTCATATTATCACTGCACCAGAAATGGTGGCAGAAGATGGCAGCAGGTGAAAAGGTTCTGGAACTGCGGAAGACAAAGCCACAATGCAAAGCACCGTTCCGGGTGCTGGTGTATGTCACAGGCGGCGTGGGAATAGTTGGCGAATTTATCTGCCCGGAAGTTCTGGAAATCAAGAACTTTGAAGAAGCAGAGAGAAAAAGCAAGGTTCCTGCACATGATATTCACAATTATGCAGCAGGAAGCAGAAACAAGGTGTATGGCTGGGAAGTTTCAACGGTCAAAGAGTATGAAAAGCCAATGGCGCTTGAAGCACTGGGAATAAAACGGGCGCCGCAGTCGTGGCAGTATGTGAGGTAAAAGACATGGACCAGATACAATATGACAAAATCAAAGCAAAGCTGGCAAAGATAAAAGAACTTGCAGAACGTGGCGTAGGTGGAGAGAAAGAAACCGCAATGCGCATGTATGAGGAATTAAAAGCCAGATACGAAATTGAAGACGAAGAAATAACGCAGGACAAAGTGACACTGCACTGGTTCAGCTATAAGAACGACTTAGAAGAAGACCTGCTGACACAGATTTTCTACATGGTGACAGGAAATGCCAGCTATCACAGATACACTGGAAGTTATAGCCGCAGAAAAAAGCGTGGCTGCGATTGTACAGAGGTTGAAGCAGCAGAAATCACACTGTATTTCAGTTTCTACAAAGAGGAATTGAAACGGGAAATGAAAGCATTTATGACGGGCTTTAAGTTCAAAAACGACCTATTCCCGGACGAAAACGCCCGTTGCTATCAAGAGCATAAGGGAGAAGAACGGGAAAGAACAGACGAAGAAAACAGAATGTTGAAAAAAGCTGCTTTCTTTGCAGGCTTCATGGACGGCAACCAGCCGCCACGGGCACTGATAGGAGAACCGGAGGAAGAAGACTGATGGAAGATAGACAGAAAATCATTGAAAAGCTGGTGAAAATAAAAGCCCTTGCAGAACGTGGCGTAGGTGGAGAACAGCAGACAGCGCAGCAGATGTATGAAGCATTAAAAAAGCGCTATGGCATTACAGACGAAGAAGTGAACCGGGCAGCAGTTCCGGTGGACATAAGCGGAATTGACTTGAAAAAATTCTGGGGTATCAGCTTCAGAATGGCACTGATTGTATACAGCCTAAATGAAGAACAAAAAACGTGTGAAATGTGCAGACAAGTTCTTTTGCAAGAACCGGAATGCGAAACGTGCAGCACATATAAAAATACAAAAGGCTTGCAGCAGCAGTTTGAAGACCTGCAAAGGCAGCTTGAAAAAGCAGCAATGGAGGTGTAGCACATGGCAACAAGGAAACCCAGAAAGCCGAAAGCACAGAAGAGCGAATACCCAACATTACCGGGGCAGCTGGGATATTTGAACAGCTACTATTGCCCGGTATGCGGAAAGCATTTGTTTTCAGCGTATGACAAGGATTTGCGGAAAGACCGGGAAGACGGCTATTACTTCCATGTGTCCCGTGATTTCAATTATTGCAGTAAATGCGGAACGCTTCTGGATTTGGACGAATGGAAGCGAGAAGAAGAACCAGCGGCAGCAGGTGAAGAACTGACGCTGGAAGATTAGGAGGTGACGGCGGGTGAATGATTTGTTGTATGTGTGCAGCCCATACCGGGGCGACACAAAGCGCAACAAGGAATATGCACGCAAGCTGACACGGGCAGCCATAAACAATGGATTTGTCCCGGTTACAGTGCATTTATACTTGACGGAAGTTACAGACGACCAGAACCCGGAGGAAAGAAGCCGGGGCATGGCAGCAGGAATGAAGATACTTGAAAACTGCAAATACATTCTGATTGGCGACAAGTACGGCGTATCAGATGGAATGAAAGCAGAAATGACACTGGCGGCACTGAAAGGAAAAGTCATGCTGTATGAGCAGGACGGCAAAATATATCTGGTGGACAGCCGGGAAGAAACCACAGGAGGACAAGACAATGAATGAAGCACAGAGAATGGCAGAGGTTGAGAAGTTCAAGAATTACTTTTCATACATAAACAGACCGGGAGCAGATAAGCTGCTTGCATGGCTTGAAGAAGCGGGATTTTTCACAGCCCCGGCAAGCACAAAGTACCACGGCGCATACGCAGGCGGTCTGGTAGAACATACAAACCATGTATACCGCAGATTGGTTCGGCTGGCAGATGAAGAGGACAAAAGGCAGGGCAGAACGTACCCGGAATACACCGTGGACACAATCGCAGTTGCGGCGCTTCTGCATGATGTTTGCAAGGTGGACGCCTACAAGGCAGAAAAGAAGAACCAGAAGCAGAAAGACGGAAGCTGGAAAGAAGTTGAGGTATACGGATATACAAACAGCCTGCCACTGGGACACGGTGAAAAGTCAATTATCCAGATTATGCGATATATGCAGCTTACGGAAGAAGAAATGCTGGCTATCAGATGGCACATGGGCGCTTTTGATAGCGCAGTAAAGGGCGGTAGCTATGACATGAACAATGCTTTTGCAGGCAGCAGGCTTGCAGCTATGCTTCACATTGCAGACATGATGGCAACACACCTTGACGAAAGGACAAACGCCAATGAGTAGAGCATATTACAGAAAACGCAGTGAAGCCACAGAGCAGGAAAGAGTTATAAACTGGGCGAGGTTCTACGCAAAGGACTTCCCGGAATTGGACTTGCTGCACCATATACCGAACGGCGGCAGCAGAAACCAGCTGGAAGCGGCGAACCTTAAAAGACAGGGTGTGAAAGCTGGTGTGCCGGACTTATGCTTGCCAGTAGCCAGAAACGGCAAACACGGGCTGTATGTGGAAATGAAGTGGCAGAATAACAAGACAACAGAGAAGCAGGATTGGTGGCTGGAACAGCTACGGCAGCAGGAATATGAAACGGCGGTTTGCTGGACAGCGGAAGAAGCAATGGACACAATAGCAGGTTATCTGGGAGTTATGGAACAGACGGGAAGAAAGGTGGAATTGTAATGGGCTACATGGACCACACATTGAAAAAGACGGTGCCATATTACAGCACCATGAAGCGTGCCGGAGCATTTAAGCAGCAGGAGCCACGGAAGCGACAGAAAAGAACGACGCTGACAGAATACAGCCAGAACGGACAGAAAGCAGTATTGAAACCGCACGTCACAGTCAATCAAGCCGCAAAGAAGCTGTATGACTATGAACAAACCGGATTGTCACCACATGAGGTTGCAAACCTTGTTGAGCAGGTGCAGAACTTGACAAGGCGTGTGAAGAAATACGAAAGCTGGGAAGAATGAACGGCGTTGACCGCTGCTTGATATGCGGTGAAGTTATCCCGGAGGGTTCGCAGGTCTGCACCGCCTGCCGCAATACATATGACATTGTGACCGGGGAAACAGAAGAAATGGCACAAGAACTGCGGGACATAGCAGATGTGCTGAAAATCACAGAGGGCACAGACACAAACATTAGAAAGTCAATGGAAAGCATATTGAGGATTGCAGACAGACTGGAAAGGACAAGCAATGGCAAGAAAAGAAGATAAACAGCCACAGTATTTGCCGTTAATCGTAAAAGCAAAGTTACATACTGGCGGCAGGGACTATGAGAAAATCAAAGAGGAATTAAAGGGGCAGGGCTTCACCTGCAAGCAAATGAAAGGCATGGTGCGTGAGGGCAACTACTTTGACGGAATAGTGTTGTATTTGTCAAAGTGGAACTGGGACAACCACGAAAGCTGGCACCTTTACAACTGGGACGGCAAGGACGACAAAGAAGTTATGCTGGGCATATATGAAGCCGAACAGTACCACCCGCAGGCACCGTATAGATACAGAGATAATTTTGAGAAGTTCCAGAAAGACTGGACAAGCGGAGAATATGACCCCGGTATGACATTCACTTTCAAGGACAGTGAAGTTGAAGTGCTGGAAGTCCTGCAAGAAGAGGTGGACAACATAGACCACGAAGCAGTAAAAAGGCAGGTGGCGGCAGCGGAAGACGCCCAGTACCAGAAAAGAAGAAAACAGCGACAGCGACGCAAACAGGCAAGCAAGGGAAGCAGATACCATAGAAAGTTCTTTTGATGGAGGAATAAAGATGGCGAAAAAGAAGCGGAAGTATTACAGCGGAAAAGAATTGATATACCGCCGACAGCTGGAACGGCAGCAGGCAGAGGAAGAAGAAAAGACAAATAATATCAGAGTACGCCAGCTGCACCAGATAAACGCAAGCAGCCGGGCTATTGGCTGGGCAAAACAGAAAATGAGGGAGGGAAAGAACAATGATTGCATTTCTGATTGAGGTTGTAAAAGCACTGGTAACATTCTTTGCGGTCTGCGTGGGGCTGGGTATTTTATATCTGGTCTTTGTAGTAGTCAGAGAAGTTGGCTGGGAGGTAAGAAGACAGAACAGAGAGAAGCACGAACAGGAGGACAAAGAGGAATGAAAGCAGAATTTTTCAAGGCGGTGTGTCCGTTAGAAATTGGGGACACAGTAGCAATCAAGGCAACAAAGGACGGAGAAACGAAAGAAGCACTTTATCTGCCGCAGGGTTGCACGGTGATTACAACGGCAGCAGTTGCACTGCATAAGGTCACAGACATTGCAACACTTCACTATCTGAAAAAAGGCGAAACACAGTTCTTGTATGAACTGGACGGCTGCGGGAAGTATGAACCGTTGACCGTGAAAGTTCCGGTCAGAGAATTTGCAGACGAACTGAAACGCCGTGGCAGATAATAACAAATACTTACGGAAGTATACAAAATATACAAATATACTTCCGTAAGATTGTGCAGAATGTCAATAGACTTTATACTTCCGTAAGTATATAATAAAGACAGTTAAAGAAGTAAAGCAAACGGAGGTATAAAACATGAGAACATTTGAAGTTGGAAAGAAATATGGAGAAAGCGCAGTTGTATTTGAAATCACAAAAAGAACTGCAAAAACTGTCACATACGCAGCAATACACCACGCCGGAAGATACAACGAAAACCGCAGAGAAGAAAAGCGGGCGAAAGTTCACGACTGGGGAAGCAGAGAAGTATTTTTCGCAGGCAGTGAAACAGTAGAAGCGTAAAAGACCGGGACAAGCGCCCGGAAACGGGCGGCAGTACCCCAGCTGGTAGAGGGACGGGCACGGTGAAATAGAACGGCAGCAGCCGTTGTCAGTCCGTGTCTATGATGTCGCTGGTTCAAATCCAGCCTGCCGCATTACTGGGAAAGCAACTATAAATTCATACCAGATACAAGGAGGAATACCACATGAAAACATTATCAATTATCAATCTCAAAGGGGGAGTGGCAAAGACCATTTCCAGCGTAAATATGGCACACATTCTGGCAGCAGTCAAAGGCTGCAAAGTCTTATTGATTGACAATGACAAGCAGGGCAACGCAAGCAAGATTATGAACCGCCACAGCTATGACCATAAGGGCACGGCAGAGGTAATGACACAGCGGGGCATTGACCCGGCAGAGGTTATCCAACACACAGACTTTGACGGGATGGACATTATCACAGCAAACATGAATTTGCTTACAGCCAACCTTGAAGTCATGCTGGACCAGTCAAGACCGCAACAGACACGCTTCAAAAAGTTTCTGGACGGCTTACAGCAGGAATATGACTACTGCATTATTGACAACGCCCCAGACATTAACATTTCAACCATAAATGCGCTGGTAGCTTCACAAGACGTCATGGTGCCTATAACCATTGATGATTTTGCAATAGACGGTCTGGCAGAACTGAAAGAACAGATTGACAACACCCGTGAGGACTTGAACCCACAGTTGCGCTTCTGCGGTTGCTTTGTGACGCAGTACGACAGAACCAATGAAGCAGACACGCAGGGCGAAGAGTTCTTGAAGACGCTTGAATATCCGGTGTTTGAAACACATATCAGAAAGACACCAAAAATGAAGCCCAGCACATTTGAAAGATTACCAATCATTTTATATTCCCCACGCTGCGGCGCAAGTGCCGACTATAAAGCGTTAGTGGAAGAATGGTTGAGAATGTGACCAATTCGGACACGTTAGGAGGGAAAAGACAATGGCAGGAGCAGCAAAGAAATTCAACTTGACAGAGTTATTAAACCAGCGGTCAAAGGAAGCTGGGGAGCAGCAGAAAACAGAACAGCAGCAGGCAGCAGGCACAGAGATTGCCACGCCAGAAGAGGGCGTGAGCAGTACAGCTGATATATACGACCTTATACCGTCAAAAGGAAACTTTTACAGCGTAGAGGACGTGCAGGACTTGAAACAGTCCATTGAACTTCTGGGAGTGCTGCAACCGCTTCTGGTGACAGAAGAGGAAGAGGACGGCAAGCGCCGTATCATTGCAGGACACAGAAGACGGCTGGCGGTCATGCAGCTTGTGGACGAGGGAAAAGAACGTTTCAGACGGGTTCCAATCTTAATCAAGCCGAAGAAAAACGCCATACTGGACAGATTGGCACTGATTATGGCAAACCGTTTCAGAGAGAAAACAGACTGGGAAAGAATGACAGAAGCACTGGAAACAGAAAAACTGGTGCTGGAATTAAAAGAAAGCATGAACATTCCGGGCAGGACCCGTGACTTATTAGCGGAAATTATAGAAACGTCCCCGGCACAGGTTGGAAGATATAAGGCAATTTATAACAATATCATTCCAGAACTGATGGCAGAATTTAAGGCAAACAGAATTGTTGTATCTGTCATTTATGAAGCGTCCGGACTGCCGGAAGATTACCAGAAGCAGGCGGCAGAGGTATTCCGGGAAAATGAAGTGCTGACGTTATCAGACATTAAGCAGTTAAAGAAGAACTGGGAAGCGTCGCAGCAGATACCGGGACAGATGGACATTAGCCAGATGGAAGAGAAGCAGGAAGCCGCAGGAGCGGGAGAAAGCACCGCAGGCAATGAAACAGACCAGCAGCAGGAAGAAACAGCCACAGAGGGAGCAGGAGAAGCCACAGAGGGCACAGAAGACGCAGCCGGGCAGCAGTCAGAATACATTGACCCGCAACCGGAACAGATAACATCACTTTGTTACAGCTGCACACATTATGAGGATTGCCACGACAAGACAGCAACCGTGACCAGCTGCAACGCCTATGAGAACCGCAGAGAAGCGCAGAAGACGGACGAAGAGAGATACAACGAAGAGCAGGCAGCTATTGACCGGGAAACACAAAAGAAACTGCGTGAAATGCAGCAGGAAGAGAAAATGCAGCACTTGCCGTCTGATGAAAGAAAAGAAAAAACAATCAGAGTATCACCAGACAAAATGAAAGCCGTTGCAATCGACCATACAAGACCATATATGATTTTGAAAAATGACGATTACAGAGAGGGCGACACAGTGAAACTGATTGAGTTTGCAGAGGGAAGAGCAACCGGAAACACGGCTGACATGAAAATTATCTGCATGGACGACGACACGACCAGCAGCGCACTTGAAGAGGGCTATTGTGTAATAGCATTGCAGCAGAAGTGATTTGGAGGTGTGAAAAGTGAAAGGGCAATTAAACTTATTTGAACCAGAGTTCATAAAAGACATAGATTGCACCGTTGACACACCAGTGACCAGAGGGAACAAAGACAAGCCCATATATGGAACAGGAAAACGCATAAAACCCAGAGTGCCGGGCAGAAGAGAAACAAAGCACATGGAAGAAATATATCTTGAAGAATTGCTGCCGCTGGAAGAATACGACTTGATTGTTGTTTTAATATCTGGCGGCAAAGACAGCATAGCAACATACTTCAAATTGCGTGAACTGGGAGTGCCTAAAAGCAAGATTGAGTTCTGGCACCATGACATAGACGGAGGAAACCCGGAACGCCACATGGACTGGCGCTGCACACAAAGCTACATGAAAGCGCTTGCGGACGCAGAGGGAATACCGCTGCGGCTATCATGGAGAAAAGGCGGCTTCTTTGGTGAATTATACAGAATAGGAGCCAGCAAGCCTATTGAATGGGTAGACCCGGAAACCGGGGAAATAATGAGCGCAAAGGAAACACCACAGCAGGCAGCGTGCAGGAAGATTGAAGAAAGCAACGTAGAGAACAAAGAAGACCTGCTGAAAGAATACGGCTGCCGCATGAAGTTTCCTGCAAAGTCTGAAAATTTAATGACAAGATGGTGCAGCCCTTATTTGAAAATAGACGTTGCAGCAACAGTTCTGCGAAATCTGGAAGAGGTGAAAGAAAATTCAAAAGTTTTAATATGCAGCGGGGAACGTAGAGGGGAAAGCACCGGGCGTTCAAAATACAACGAAATGGAAATATATTTCAGAGCCAATGCAGAAAAGAAACTGAAAAGAACAGTTCACCAGTGGCGCCCGGTCATTGATTATTCAGAAAAAGACGTGTGGGAAGTAATGAAAAGAAACAAAGTGAACCCGCACCCGTGTTACCGGGCAGGCTGGAACCGTTGCAGCTGCGCCGGGTGCATATTTTCAACACCGGAACTGTTTGCAGGGTTCAAAGAGTTGTACCCACAGGAATTTGAAGAAATGAAACATGATGAAAAGGCGCTGGGCTTCACACTGGACAACAAATGCGACCTTGAAACGTACATTGAGGGAGCAAAGCCGTGTTTATACAAGGGCGACAAAGAAGCAATACATAGTCTGATAACAGGGATATTCACAGAAAGTCAAATATTTATTGACGGTCAATGGAAATACCCAGCAGGAGCGTTCCACGGCGCAGAGGGTGGACCGTGTTAGAAATTAGGAGGTGCGGAAAATGCCAATAAACATGACAGATTATAGAATGATTATCAACGAAAGAGTATACAACGTATTGCAAATTATGATTGATTTTGCAGGACTGTTAGAAGAGGGGAAACCACCAAAGCCGAAGTTTATTGACGCAGTATACATTGACGAAGACGGAACAATAAAAACCATGCGTGATGAAGCGTGGTGCTTCCAGTTCGTGAGAAGAAACGGAGGTGCAGCAGATGGAAAGACCAATAATAATGCTTAATACAGACAATATGCCCGTATTTTGCCGCAATCAGTGTGTAAATACAAAGTGTGCAAAGCATATCACAAAGGCTTATGAGTGCGGCGGGTCATGTTCTATGCAGTTATTAAGAGGGCAGCCGGAGTGCGCAGGGTACATATCACGGAGGAAAAGGAAATGACGCAAGAAAACGTATGCAAGTCTTGCGAATATTACGAAAGCTGCGGAAAGCCGGAAAGATACATAAAGTGCATGGGCTACAAAGAGCGGCAGCAGGCAGCAGGCAAACAGAAAGTTGACGTGCAAGGCTGACAGCCGGGAAAGACTGGCAATAAATGAAATGGAGGAACAGCAAATGGCGCAGGCAATGGAAAGAAGCAAGGTAATTGAATTGCTGGAATATTACAAAGACATAGACGGGGAGGTGAGCATATACAGAAAGATTATAAATGACTTGACGGACCAATACTACAACCCCATTGGCGCTATACAGTGCGACGGTCTACCAAAAGGAAAAAATAATATATCACGACAAACAGAAAATATGGCGCTGAACATTCCAGATTTTGTCAGCGGAGAAATCAAAGACTATGAAGCAAAGGTGCAGCAGTTACAGAGTTTGAAAGCACAGCTTTTGCAGGAGATTTCAAGATTGAAACTGAAAGAAAAGCGTATTATTTTCGATTTTTACATTCACAACCTCAAATGGGAACAAGTAGCGGTACGCAATTCATACAGTGAACGGCAGTGCAAGAACATTAGAGATAACGCACTTGCTACGCTGTCACAGAGGTTTGAAAAGAACCAGATAATTTCACAATTCAAGAAGATTGCATAAGCAATCATTGCCCGCCATTGCCTGCGTTTCACTGGTATAATTTATATCAGCAAAGCAGGCTTTACGCCGTTATATTTGCACGTTGGCAATAGTGGGCTTTGGTGATTTTTGAAATTACAAAGCCCATAATTTTTTATACTTCCGTAAACCGGAAGAGTTGGAAAGAATGAAAACAAACGAAAAGAGGTGAGAAGATGGGAAGACCACGGAACCCAGAGCGGGACAAGTCAATGCAACGCTATCTGGACGCAGACGGCAAGATTGAAACAGCAGAACTGGCAAAGCTGGCAGGGGTGCCAGAAGTAAGGATAAGAAAATGGAAGTCAGAAGACGGCTGGGACGAAGCCTTGAAAAAGAAGCCTAAAAAAAGGGGTGGACAAAAAGGCAATAAAAATGCTGCGGGAAAAACCCCGGCAAAAAGGGGAAATAAAAACGCCGTCACACATGGAGCCTTTGCACAGGCAGGCTATGAAGACATAGACCCAGAGCAGGCGACAGCAATACAGAACATGGGCACACCGTCCGCACTATCTCAAATGATGGAGGAATTGCAGGCATTATACGTCCGCAAAGCCTATCTGGAAAGCCTACTGAAAGAGTACGAGAGCAAAGAAGCGGGCGGCTTTTATACTGATAAAATCGTACACATGATTGTGCCAAAGAGTATGGAAGAACGCAGGGAAGAAGAGGACTGCGGCATGGAGCAGGGACAAGCGACAGACCCAGAGGGCGGCAAAGAGATATACAAAACAGCAATGAAATCTATTATCAAGTCAAGCCCGTTTGATAGAGCAATGAAAGTGGAAGCCGAACTAAACAAGCTACATGGGCGTATCATCAAGCAGCTGGACAGTATCAAGGCGTATGAGTTAGAGGACAGACGCTTGCAGCTTGCAGAAAAGCAACTTGAATTGAACAAACAGAAGCTAACTGGAGAATTTGAGATTGACCCGGACGGAAGCGCCGAAAACGACGAAATCACAGGCGTTGTGGACGACGTTTAATAGGTTCTTCCGGCGGTATGGAAGCACTGCGGGTACGGCGACGCCCAAAACCTGCCCAGATATAATTTTGAAAATTTCATTTCCGCTTCCGACCCGGTAAAAAAATAAAGGGGTAGGGGCTAAAAAAGAAAAAAATGTGACCAATTCGGACACAGAAGAAAGGGGGTGCGGTTTTTTGAAAGCGTACACTTCAAAGGCGGTTGCCGCTTGGCTGGATATTTCAGAACGCAGAGTGCGCCAGCTGCGTGACGAAAAGGTTATAACGGAAATCAGACCGGGGCTGTACGACTTGAAGACCGTAAACCACCAGTACATAAATTATTTGCGCAAAAACAACCCGGAAAGTGAAAGCGCAATAGATTATAACGCAGAACGTGCAAAACTGGTCAGAGCAAAAAGAGAAGCACAAGAACTGGAATTGCAGCTGCGCAGAAATGAGGTACACACCACAGAGGACGTGGAACAGGTAATGACAGACACACTTGTTAGGTTCAAAACAAGGCTTATGGCTATACCTGCAAAGTTAAGCCCCATTTTATCAAAGAAAAAGGACCAGACAGAAATATTTAAGCTGCTGAAAAGCGCCATTGATGAAGTATTGGAAGAACTTTCGGACTTCCAGACGGTGTTTGGGTACGGTGTAGACAATGAAGAAAAACACAGTTGATATGTTCACACGGATTTTCAAAGTGCTACAACCACCGCCGGAAATGACACTTTCACAGTGGGCAGATAAGTTCCGCAGACTGTCTGCCGGGTCTTCCGCAGAGCCGGGGCGCTGGAAGACAGCAAAGGCACCGTATCAAAAAGAGATTATGGACGCCATAACAGATATTACAATAAAAAAAGTCGTGATTATGTCAGCAGCACAGGTGGGAAAGACAGACGCAATGGTGCTGAACCCTATTGGATATTATGTGCATTATGACCCGTCACCGATTATGGTTATACAGCCGACAATAGACATGGCAGAGAAGTTTTCAAAAGAAAAGCTGTCACCTATGTTGCGTGATACACCCGTACTGGCTGACCGTATCAATGAGAAGAGCCGCAACAGCGGTAACACAATCATGCAAAAGATATTTCCGGGCGGCTTCATAACGATTGCAGGCGCAAACAGCCCAACGGGACTGCGAAGCCACACAATCAGAATATTGCTTGCAGACGAGATAGACGCATACCCAGCCAGTGCAGGAAAAGAGGGCGACCCACTTTTGCTGGCTTCAAAGCGTCAGACAACATTCTGGAATAAAAAGCAGGTGGACATTTCAACACCGACAGTCAAAGGGGCTTCCAGAATAGAAGTGGAGTACGAAAACAGCAGCCGGGGAGAATGGAACGCACCGTGCCCGTGCTGCGGAGAACTGCAACCGCTGGTCTGGTCAAATGTTGTGTTCGACAAAAACGACCTATCAGAAATCAGATACGCTTGCAGCAAGTGCGGCGTCATATCCAGTGAAGCAGAATGGAAAGAACACTTTATTGACGGAACCTTTGTACATGAAGACCCAGACAACCCCGTGCGTGGGTTCCACTTGAACACGCTTGCTTCCACATTGACCACATGGCAAGAAGTTGTTGAAAAGTTTCTGACGGCAAATGACCAGATGAAAAAAGGCAACGTGGAACTTATGAAAGTATGGACTAATACCGAAATGGGGCAAACGTGGGAAGAAGACGGGGAAACCATAGAAGACGACGAACTAATGAAACGCCGGGAGAAATACAAGTGCGAAGTACCAGAAGAAGTGCTGTACTTGACAGCTGGCGTGGATACGCAGGACGACAGATTTGAAATTGAAGTTGTGGGCTGGGGTCCAGAATATGAAAGCTGGGGCATTAGGTATGCGGCAATATACGGCGACAATTCAGACATCAACAATCAAGTCTGGCAAGACCTTGACACATTCTTATTGCAGACCTTTGAAAAACCAGACGGAACGAAAATGAAGCTGTCATGCGTCTGTATTGATAGTGGAGGACACAGAACCAATCAAGTATATAAATTCTGCAAAGCCCGGTTCAATCGCAGAGTATTTGCAATCAAAGGTTCAAACGATAGCGCCGCAGCGTATATCCAGAAGCCATCAAAAAGCAACCGTGAGGGCGCATATCTTTTCACGCTGGGAGTTGATACCGGAAAAAGCCTGCTTATGGACAGACTAAAGCTGGAGGAAGAGGGACCCGGCTTTTGCCATTTTCCAAAAGAAGAGGGCAAGGGATATGACGAAAAGTATTTCAAGGGCTTAACGTCAGAAAAAAAGGTAATGCGTTACAAGATGGGCAGACCATATTTTGCATGGGAACTGAAAGACAAAGGCGAACACAAACGAAATGAAGCGCTGGACTGCCGAAACTACGCAACAGCAGCCATTGAAATTATCAACGTACCATTGAAAAAACCAGACAAAAAGAAAGACGCCACACAAGCAAAGAAAATTGTAAAACGTGGCAGAAGAAGAAGTGGAGGAATTTTATAAATGGCAGGAATTACACTGGAAACAGCAAAAAGACACCTTGACGCATGGCTGGAAGCAGAACTGGCGGTGACAAACGCCCAGTCCTACACAATAGGCAGCAGAACAATGACGAAAGCAAATCTGACCGAAATTAGGAAGTCTATTGAATATTGGCAAGGGAAAGTCACTGCGCTTGAAAATGCGGCAAAATATGGCGGCAGGAACCGTGCAAAACGATTTGTACCACGGGATTTATAAAAATATAAAAACCTCTTGACTTACGGTGACACAAAAGTTATTATATATGTGTCACCAAAAGAAAGGGGGTTTTTATATTTGTCACCCAGAACAGGAAGACCAACAAATGACCCTAAAACGCATGAAACAAGAATAAGAATGTCAGACAAGGAAGTTGGAAAGCTGGAATATTGCTGCGAAAAAACGGGAATGTCAAAAGCAGACGTTATAAGACGGGGAATTGAACTGGTCTATAAAGAAGTGTCAGAGAAATAAAAAAGTGGCGCACCACCGACCAAAGTAATTGCGCCACTTTAGAGCATTGCAACCCACATGGGCTACACTCATATAGTACCACGGGTTGCAGACACTTTCAATCATTTTTGAAAGGAGCATTGCACATGGGAAAAATTATAGAGTTTCCACAGAATAGTATTGTGCCAGATTATTTGCCACAAACAGAGGGAATGGAACTATATTTCAGATTTTATAAAAATTGCAGTGGACAGTTGAAAGAATATATACTGGAAAGAATAGGGAATGATATATCACAAACATGGGATAATAGAAACTTTTGGAAAACAACAGAGCCAACAGACGCACTGGAACTGATAGGGTATGCGTCAGCAAAGAAAATACTAAAGACGACGAAAGCAACGGCAGATTATTACAAAAAACTGTCAGAGATTATAGAAAAATACGGTTTGGAGGTGCTAAAGAGTGCCAAAACGAATTGATTTGACTGGAAAAAAGTTCGGAAGACTTACAGTGATTTCATTTGCTGGAACAGATAAAAACGGGAAAGCATTGTGGAATTGCCAATGCGAGTGCGGGAACAAAACAACAGTCCGTTTGGATAAATTGAGTAACGGAGAAACAAAGAGTTGTGGTTGTATCAGAAGAGAGAAAACAAGAAAAAGGGCTACAACGCATGGAAACAGCAAAAAGAGATTATATAGAATATGGCGTGGAATTTTGCATAGAACAGGAAATGAGAATACCATAGAATACGACAGATACGGAGGTAGAGGGATTTACATATGCAAAGAATGGAAAGAAAGTTTTGAAGAATTTGAAAAATGGGCTTTAGAAAATGGATACACAGGCAAAATGACAATAGACAGAATGGACAATGACAAAGGGTACAGTCCGGAGAATTGCAGGTGGACAGACTGGAAAACGCAAGAAAACAATAAAAGCAATGTAAAAAAATATGAGTACAAAGGAGAATTAAAAACAATAACAGAATTAGCGGAAATGGCAGATATAAGAACAGACACGCTAAGAGAACGAATAAAAAGGGGAATGGATATACAAAAAGCAGTTGAAACACCAGTAAGAGGAAAAAACGTGGGGTATAAGCCGTACTAAGCAAAAATTGCCCGAAATTGCATGAAAAGGGCAAAGATTGCACACCATTGCCCGAAAAATAATGATAATATATAGACTGAAAGAAAGTAAAAAACAAGGAAAGCAGCTGTAAAAGGCTGCTTTTTTCATGCAATAAAGGAGGTGAAAGCGTGGGAATTGCAGCGGGAATTGATAAGGCAATAGCAGTCATAGCACCGCAAGCAGCACTGAAAAGAACGGTTGCAAGGCAGAAAATGCAGATTTTGGACAGCGGGTATGGCAATTATGGCGCCAGCGTCACAAAGAAATCACTTGCAGGCTGGCTTCATGCAGGCGGTAGCAGTCGTGAGGACATAGAAGACAATGTATCTGTATTGCGCCAGCGTACCCGTGATTTATACATGGGCGTGCCGCTGGCAAACGGGGCAGTCAAAACCATGCGCACCAACATTGTTGGACGTGGGCTGCGGTTGAAATCGACCATTGACGCAGAAACGCTGGGAATTTCACCAGAAGAACGCCGGAACCTTGAAAAAAAGATTGAAAAAGAGTGGTCTATCTGGGCTGAAAGCAATGATTGCGATATGTCAAGGATAGACAACTTTTACGAGTTGCAGCAGTTGGCTTTTATGAACTGGCTTATTTCTGGGGATTGTCTGGCGGTATTGCCAGTCAAACCACGAATAAACCAGCCGTATGACCTGCGTGTGCAGCTGATAGAAGCAGACAGACTTTGCAGCCCGGACAACTGCGACACCATAGACAACAAGATTGTTGGGGGTGTAGAGGTTGACAAGTCCGGGGAAGTGATAGCGTATCACATAGCGAACCACCACCCGTTGTCATACGCATACAATGACATAAGCTGGCAGAGGGTTGAAGCATACGGACAAAAGACCGGAAGAAGAAACGTGCTTCACATGATGAACCGGGAAAGAATAGGACAGCGCAGGGGTGTTCCGTTCCTTGCACCAGTTATTGAAAGTTTGAAACAGCTTGGAAGATACACGGACGCAGAGCTTGTGGCTGCGGTTGTGTCTGGTATGTTTACCATTTTCATTGAAAAGGCAGACGCAAGCGCAGAAGACGCCATAGGAAGTATGCTGCCGGAAGAAGTGCAGGTGGACGCAGAAGACGAAAGCACCATTGAACTTGCGCCGGGCGCCGTTATCGACTTAAACGAGGGCGAGAAAGCACACGACACGAACCCCGGAAGACCGAACGCTAATTTTGGCGGCTTTGTGGAAGCAATATGCCAGCAGATAGGCGCAGCACTTGAAATTCCGTATGAATTACTTGTGAAGCGCTTTAATTCCAGCTATACAGCCAGCAAAGGCGCACTGGAAGAAGCGTGGAAAATGTTTAATATGTACCGTGACTGGCTATCAGCGGACTTTTGCCAGCCAGTGTACGAAGAATGGCTGACGGAAGCGGTAGCAAAAGGACGTATCAAAGCACCGGGCTTTTTCACTGACCCAGCAATCAGAAAAGCATATTGCGGGGCAAAGTGGAACGGACCTGCAAAAGGTATGCTTGACCCGGTAAAAGAGGTTACAGCCGCAGAAAAGAGAGCGTCAAACGGCTTTAGCACCAGAAGTGATGAAGCAATGCAAATGACGGGAAGCAACTTTTATAACAATGTCGAACAGTTGAAACACGAAGAAAAAGAACTGAAAGAGGTGAAGAAAATTGCCAATGGAACCACAAACAAACAGAACACCCCAGCAGAACCCGCAGACAATGCCGGGAATGAACCAGCAGCAGGACAGCAGAACGCCGGGCAATCCTTACGGGGTGACAACAAATAAATTCTGGAACTTTATCCCGGCAGCCGGGGACAAGCCACCGGAACTGCTTTTATACGGTGCAATAAGCAGCCAGCAGTCATGGTGGGAAGACAGGGTGACGCCACAGCAATTCAATCAAGAACTTGCGGCGCTTGGTGATGTGCCGGAAATTATCGTGCGCATTAACAGCGGCGGCGGTGATGTATTCGCAGCAAATGCGATTTTTACGAGATTGAAAGATTGTTCAGCGAAAGTGATAGTCAAAATTGATGGCTGGGCAGCTTCCGCAGCCACAATCATTGCTATGGCAGGCGACACAATCAAGATTGCCAGAAACGGTGTATTTATGATACATGACCCCGCAATGACAGTCTGGGACACTTTCAGAGCAGAAGACTTTTTGAAGATGGCTGATGAACTGAAAGTGATTAAACAAAGTATTGTCAATACATACGCCAGTAAGACTGGCAAAAAGACAGAGGACATAGAACAGCTTATGTCAAATGAAACATGGTGGACGGGCGACATTGCCGTTGAAAACGGCTTTTGTGATGAATTGATGTTTGAAGACAGCACAACAGTTGTCGAAAACTCTTCAAAAATCGTTGTCAATTCAGTGCCTATTGACGTTTCCATGTTCAAGAGTATTCCAACCCAGTTATTAAACAGCCCGCACAATCAAAATCCGGGTAGTTTAGTAAATAGTGCAACAGAACCTATCAACAAGCCAAAAGAAAAGGAGGAACCAGAAATGGCAGCACCAGAAAACAAAATCACAACGGTTGACGCACTAAAAGCCGCATACCCGGATTTAGTAGCGACAATCCAGAACGAAGCCGCAGCCACAGAACGTGCCAGAATTAAAGGTATTGAAGACTTGGCAAACGGCAACTATGCAGCACTTGCGACAGACGCAAAGTTTGAAAACCCTATTTCTGCGCAGGAACTTGCAGTGAAAATCATTGCAGAGCAGAACAAAGCGGGTGGAACTTACATTCAGAACCGCCAGCAGGACGCACAGGACAGTGGGGCAAACAATGTATCTGGCGTAACACCGGAAGACAACGCAGGCGGTGACGGAAAAGACCCGTTCAATGCCGCTATTGACAAGTTGTTTCCAGATACAAAATAAGGAGGTAGCGCAAAATGAGTGAATACGCAGTAGAGAAGAGAGAAACAGCGCCAAAGAATTTCTTTGCTGGCGACTTCCCAACAGTACCGGAAACGGGAGTTGCAGGCGCAGAAATCAAAGAATATGCACCAGTAATGGTTGATACAGAGAACGAAAACAAAATCATTCCGGTTGCTACAACAAAAGAAGCGAACGCAATCGGAATTTCTGCGGCAGCAGCAGGAAAGGGCGAACCAGTCACATATTATTTGACAGGTGAGTTTTTCGCTGACGCATTAAACCTTGAAGCAAGCGCAGATTTAGCAAAAATCAAAGAAACACTGCGAAAAGTATCAATCTTTTTGAAGTAAGGAGGATAAAACAATCATGGCAAATGAAGTATCTATTTACGAACCACGAACAATGGGCAGAGTGGTTCAGAAGTTACCGCCCGTGCGTACTTTTTTCAGAAGTACATTTTTCAAACATGAAGAAACATTCGTGACAAAGAATGTTGATGTTGATTTCAAGAAAGGAAGCAGAAAGGTTGCACCGTTTGTCAGCCGTGTAATTGGCGGAAAGGTAGTGCCAAACACTGGCTATGAAACAAAGACCTACACACCGCCTTTAGTTGCACCGGAAAAGGTCACAACAGTTGATGACCTTTTACAGCGCAGACCGGGTGAAAGCCTTTATTCTGGCAGAACACCTGCTGAACGTGCAGTGCTTAAAATGTCTGATGATTTCAAGGAGCTGCGAGAAATGATTTTACGCCGTGAAGAGTTAATGTGCGTACAGACCATTTTTACTGGCAAAATTCCCATCATTGGCGACGGAGTGAATGAAGTGATTGACTTTTCTTTTACAAACAAAGAGAAAATCACAACAGCAGCGAAGAAGTGGACTGCTGACACTTCCGACCCTATCGCAGATTTGAAGCGCTGGCACGAAACCGTACAGAAGACCGGATTTGTAAACTGTGATATTTGCGTTATGGGTGGCGACGTTGCAAATGCGTTTGTAAATCACCCAAAAGTACAGAAACAACTTGATGTAAAAAATTACAATCTTGCAGTCATTCAGCCTAAACAGCTTCCAAACGGTGTGACATACCTTGGAACCATTCACGAACTGGGACTTGATATTTACAAGTACAACGAGTGGTATCTTGACGACTGGACAAAACCGGACACACCGGAGGACAAGCCACTTGTACCAGCTGACAGCTTGGCACTGTTAAGCACAAACGCTGATTATTCAATGTATTACGGAGCAATCACACTGATTAAAGAGCCGGACGGCAAATTTATGACGGTTGAGGGTAAGTATGTACCGGACACATGGACGAAGCGCAAGCCTGCAAGAAGATTTCTCAATCTGTCTTCCGCACCTTTATGCGTTCCGCATGATGTAGACAGCTGGTTTGTGGCTACACCTATTTAATGGATTTCAAAGCCCAGCTTGCCAGTGATATGAAAGTGTTTCACAACTGCAGCGAAATGGCAACAATGACTGATATTTGGTATCAAGGCAAACAACATTATATACCCGTGATAATTGACCATACGGCAGCCGACGAACGGCAAAGAGGAAATGGGGACAATTCAGAGGGGTTCAACCGTGTTTCTTGCCTGGTCTATATGTCTTTATATGACTTTGGCTGTGTACCGAAGAGAGGACGACAGATAGAAATTGACGAAGCCGGAGCAGTCAACCTTTACTATATCGCAAAAGCAGATTGCGAGGACGGGGAAATAATTCTGGAATTGGAGATGGTGGACGAATGATTGAAATAACTTCTGACGCAATCGAAAGAGCCGGAACCCTGCTGGCAGGTATTCCAAAAGGTGCGGAAAGAGTATTTGCCAACGCTTTGAACCGTGGAGTTTCCAGAGCGAAAACGCAGGCATTGAAACGGACAAAGCAAGTGTACACGGTAAACAATAGCGCACTGACAGCAAGAACAACAATGAGAGTGAACAAAGCCAGCACGGGAAACCTTGCGGGCTTTGTTTCTTTTGCTGGAACAAAATTACCACTGTATCAATTCAAAGTGACACCCACAAAGTCTGGAACCGGAAAACAGGTGCGGGCACAGTTGAAAAAAGGCGGCAGCGCCACACCATTTGAGGACGCATTTGTTGCAAACATGAGAAACGGCATGGGAGTATATGAACGACTTACAAGAAAGCGTGTTCCAACAGAACAGCTGATGGGTCTTTCAGCGGCACAGATGGTGGGAAACACAGAAGTTATGGACGACTTGCAAGAAGAGGTACAAGAACTGGTAAATGAAAGAATAATCCATGAAATGAACAGAATTTTGAATGGTTATGGAGGTAAGGCATGACACCAGCTTTTTTATTGGAAAATTTGCAGCAGTTCATAAAAGAAAGCACGTCTGACATAATTTTGCCAGTGCGAACCAGAACGGGGAGCAATGAAGCAAAAGAAAGGGCAGTTGAGGTGTACAAAATGGGACTGCCGGAACCGGACGACGTGCAACAGAAAGTACCATATATTCTGGTTAAGTTCCTAACAGGGACAGACGAAAAAGCAGCGAACGAACCAGAAGAAGACAGCTGCAAAGTAAGAATAATATTTGCGGTGTATTCAGAAGATGGGCAGGACGGACCGCTGGCGCTTCTCAATCTGATTTTGAGAGTGCGCAGCGAATTAAAGAAAGCTGGGACAATCGGCGGCGGTCAATTTGCTTTGGAACTGCCGCTGGAATATATCGTATATCAAGACACCACGCCGCCATACTACATGGGCGAAATGGTGACAAATTGGAGTATGCCAGTCACGCAACGTGATGTGGCAGAGATTTTGCACAATTTATAGACAGGAGGAAGACGAAATGGCAAAAGCGACCACAGCAAGCGCCACAGCAGCCGAAAAGGACGCTGAAAAGGTGCAGGCGGTAGAAAATACCACAACAGAAGAAAAAGCCGTAAAAACGCAGTCGGAAACAGTAAAGCTGATTTACATTGGACCGAACCTGCCAAAAGCAATGCTGCCATGCAACAAGATTTTTGAGGGAACAGACAAAGAGATTGAAGAAGAACTTTCTTTCATTCTTGAAAAGTTCCCGCTTGTAAGAAAAATGCTGGTTCCTATTTCCGAACTGGCAGACAAGAAAGACAAGGTGAAGACAACCGGGAATGTATACAACAAGTATTATTCAGACTTAAAGGCTGCCGCCCTTGCATACGCAGAACAGGAGGTATAACAAATGAGTGACGTATCACATGGAGTAAACGCCAGCAAGACAAACAATGGCGCAATCACGCCAGTGTCCGTAGATACGGGCGTACATTTTGTGGTTGGAACGGCACCAGTGCAGATGGTAAACGGAAAAGTAAATGAAGTTATCATGGCTTCAAGCTACACAGAAGCAGTGCAGGCGTTGGGATATTCTGACAACTGGAAGAAATACAGCCTTTGCGAAGAGATTTACACAGCGTTTACATTGTTCAATTCTGCGCAGGTGTTCTTTGTAAATGTTCTTGACCCTAAGAAACACAAGAAAACAGTTGATGAAACACAGATGGACGTTGTAGACGGTCAGATTGTATTACCTGCGGAAGCAATCGCAGGCAGTGTGGAAATCACAGGAAAGACAGCTGGGGAAGATTACGAAGTATTTTACAGTGACACAAACTGCGTTGTGGAGTTCTTAAAAGAAACCACGGGCAAACTTACTGTGAAATATGACGCCGTGGACGCTTCACAGGTCACAAAAAGTGATATTATCGGCGGTTACAGCGTAAGCACACACAAGACAACCGGACTTGAACTGATTAACAATGTATTTCCGCTTTATACAAAGGTTCCAGACCTTATTTTGTGTCCGAATTGGTCACATGACGCAGAGGTTGCAGCTGTAATGTCTGCAAAAGCAGAGAATATCAACGGACTGTTTGAGGGTGAAGCAATTCTGGACATTGACTGCACGGCAGAAACCGGGGCGACATACTACACGGAAGTGCCAGCATGGAAGAAACAGAAAAACTTCACAAAAAGAACAGAAGTTGTCTGCTTCCCTAAAGTTGCGCTGGGAGATAGAGTTTTTAATCTTTCAACACAGCTTGCAGCCAGTATGTCAGCCGTAGACAATGCGGAAGAGTACGGCGGAGGTACACCTTGCGAAAGCGCTTCAAACAAGGGCATACAGGCAGATAGAATGGTTACTGCGGACGGTTTGGAAGTAGTCATGGATATTCAGCAGGCAAACTACTTGAATGAAAACGGCGTTGTGACCGCACTTAATTTCTTTAATGGCTTTGTAAGCTGGGGAAATTATACGGCTTGTTATCCTGCCAACACAGACGTGACGGACTATTTCTACTGTATCAACCGTATGTTCAAGTGGGTTGCAAAGACACTTGTTTTGACGTACTGGAACTACATTGACAGAGGAATTAAAAGACGTCTGATTGACGCAGTTGTGCAGTCAATCAATGATTGGCTGGCAAGCCTTGCAACTGATGAAAAAATCATTGGTGGACGTGTGGAGTTCAACGAAAGCGAAAACAGCACAAGCCAGCTTGCAGCAGGAATTGTGCGTTTTCACATTTATATGACACCGCCATCACCAATGCAGAAAATGGACTTTGTGCTTGAATATGACTTGTCATATCTTGCAGCACTGGTGGCAGCATAACAGGAGGTGAAACAGAATGTCAAAAGTTGACGAATTAGTTATTAACTATGCGATTTACGAAGACGCCGTAGAGTATCTGGGAACCACAGAAGTGACACTGCCAGACTTGGAGTACATGACAGAGGAATTAAGCGGCGCAGGCATTGCGGGAAATATCGAAGAAATCATTATCGGTCACTTAAATGCAATGTCAACAACTTTCAATTTCCGAACTGTCACAGCGGCAGCGGTCAAGCTGATGGAACCACGGGTACACAGAATTGACCTGCGAGTTGCACAGCAGAGAATGAACCTGCGCACAAGCGCAAACGAAGTGTCCGGCGTAAAGCATATTATGAAAGTGAAGCCGAAGAAGACAGCACTTGGAAAAGTTGCGGCAGCTTCAACAGCTGATGTAAGCGGCGAATACGCCGTTTCATACTATGCAATGTATCTGGACGGTTCAAAGGTAACGGAAATTGACCCGTTAAACTTTGTGTGCATTATCAATGGCAAAGATTACTTAAAGGACGTCAGAAAAGCATTAGGAAAGTAAAAGAAGACAGCAGGAGCCAGCGGGAAGACCGCTGGTTTTTTCCTGCCTAAAATCAAAGATATGGAGGAATAAACAATGTCAGATACAACAAACACAACTGAAAACATGGAGCAGGTAACAGAGCAGGAAAAGGAAATGCAGGAAGCGCAGGCAAGCGGCGTGGTCAATTTTGACGACAAGAAGAAAGACAAGGAAGAAGACGGCAGCTTGAATTATACACACACATTCAAGAAGCCCAGAGAAATTGAGGGAAAGAAGTATACAAAATTAACTTTCTATTTTGACAATCTGACTGGTGAAGATATTGAAGCAGTAGAACAGGAACTTGCGGACCAGAACAAATACGCACTTTCACCGGAAATTTCTTCTGCGTTCCAGTGTATTCTTGCGGCAAAGGCTGCGGGGGTTGCTTCTGATGAAATCAGACGTCTTCCGGTAGGTGATTACATGAAGATTAAGAACAAAGCAAGGGATTTTTTAATTGCTGCGGGCTATTAAAAATTAAAGAACCCGCAAAGTTCATAAGAAAGCAGATATACAAAATGTCAAGGGCTTCACATACGCCCGTCCCGTTCTGGCTGCAAATGCCTATACGCAGACTTTTTGCATGGATTGAAACCATAAATGAAGTGGAAAAAGAAGAAGCGGAAGAGCAGAAACAGAACAGCAATAATGCGTAGGGAGGTGAAACAGCTTGGCAGGGTCACAAAAGGAATTTGAACTGCTTTTTAAGCTGAAAGCGTCGCTGGGTGGCAATTTTAATAGCACATTCAAAAGCGCAATTAACACCAACAACCAGTTACGGGACAGCTTAAAAAATGTCAATTCCCTGCAATCAAAGATTGACGGCTACACAAAGCAGTCTGCCGCCATCGACAAGAACAAAGAACGGCTGGCACAGCTTAACGCAGAGCATGACCGATTACAGCAGGAATTGCAGCAGACAGGCGAACCCACAGAAGCACTGCGGAAGAAGCTTGAAAAGAATGAAAACCAGATACAACAGACCACTGCCAAAATTGAAGAACAGGAAAAACAATTAAACAGTTACGCCGACGAATTGAAAGCAGCCGGGGTAAATACGGACAATCTGGAAGAAGCAAACGGAAGACTGCAAAAGTCCTATGAAAAGCTGCAAACTTCACAACAGACGTTGCAAAAACTGAATGATAAGCAACAGCAGGTGGAACAGAGCATTTCAAAGACAAAAGGACAGCTGGTGGGAACTATCGGTGCAATTAGTGCCGTAGCTGCCGCAGTGTATGCAGGACCCGTGCAGGCGGCGCAGCAGTACAAAACAGCAATAGCAAAGGTGGGAACCATTGCAGATACGCAGGAAGTCCCGCTGGGCACATTGTCACAACAGATAATGGAACTGTCAAACAAGACAGGAATTGCAGCCAATGCCATTGCTGATGATGTGTACAACGCTATATCTGCCGGACAGAAGACAGGTGACGCCGTAAACTTTGTTACAAATAGTACAAAGTTAGCAAAAGCCGGATTTGCGGAAAGTTCGCAAACGCTGGACGTATTAACAACCGTATTGAACGCATACGGCATGAGTGCGGACAAAGTAAGCACGGTATCAGATATGCTGGTACAGACGCAGAACAAAGGTAAAGTAACAGTAGGAGAACTGGCAAGCAGTATGGGTAAAATCATACCGACTGCAAACGCCAGCAATGTTTCACTGGAACAGTTATGCGCCGGATATGCAATAATGACCAGCAAAGGTATTGCAGCCGCAGAAACGACAACATACATGAACAGTATGTTGAATGAGTTGTCAAAGTCTGGAAGTACGACAGACAAGCTATTGCGGCAGAAGATGGGCGGCAGCTTTGCAGAATTGATGGCAAGTGGTAAATCACTTGGGGAAATTCTGGGAGGTATACAGGAAGAAGCCAGCAAGTCCGGTCTTGCCCTATCTGATATGTTCAGCAGTTCAGAAGCTGGAAAAGCGGCAATGTCGCTTCTGTCAAACGGAGTTGACGGCTTCAATTCAAGCGTACAAGACATGGTGAACAGCGTTGGAGCAACAGACAGCGCATTTGCCAAAATGGAAGACACCACAGAAGCCAAAATGGAAAAGGCAAAGAACAGTATTGCGAACTTGGGCATTGTTCTTGGTCAAAACCTACTGCCGATTGTCGGAAATCTGGCAGACAAAGTGGCGTCATTAGTAACCAAAGTATCAGAATTTGCACAAGAAAACCCAAAAGCAGTGCAAACAGTATTAAAGCTGGTTGCCGGGCTTGCCGGGCTTAAAGTTGCTGGGCTTGGAACGAAGCTGGGCTTCTTGGAAGCCAAAAAAGGCATTCTGGGAATTATGGGTGCGTTTGAGAAGTTCAAAGCATTAAAAGCAGCAGAAAGCCTTGGAGGGGTAGC